TCCCACGCGCCGAAGATGCTGCCCGTGCCGCAGGCGTAGTCGAGTTTCTTTCTATCGGCAGACAGCACAGCATTCCAGATGCCGACATGGTCGAGTGTGCCGGGGAATCGCTGTGCGGCATACGCACCACGAGCGCCGATACTGAGCGCCTGCGTTGAGCGCGTGGGCGTGCCAAAAGCTGTCTCTGCCGGCGCGCCTTGCAGCACACCATTGAGATACAACACAGGGACCGCGAGAGCGCTCGCCTGCGAAATGAGAATCCGGCAGAAAGTATTTTGTGGCAGCGCCGCGTCGGTATAGAGCCACGTCCAGTCTCGATAATGGCTGGCGTTCGTGAAAAAGTAAAGATCGATACGAACGTGGGTTGCGTTGACTTTGTAGATGAAAATCCCATAGGTGTAGGTTACGTTTGCGGCACCTGAGGCAATTGGAAATCCAACTTGACTTGTGGCTAGATTCCAGTTAGCCCAAAAGCCCAATGTAAGAGCGTTGGGGAAGAGGTAGTTCCCGCACGACAGGTATTGTGTAGTGCCGTTGAGCGTCACCGCGCCGTCAATCTGGCCGGGGTCGCCCCACGTCGGACTGCCCACGCCCGTGCCGTCGAGCGTGCCCGCGTTCGCCCAATTCACCGAGGGGCTCGACGCATCGCCCATCGGCCAGTAGGCTACCGCGTCGCTGCTCGGAACGCCGGCCTTATTCTCCGCGGTGCCCGCGTCCGCCTCGAAGGTGAGTTCGGTTGTGGCGGCAGCCGCTATGGTCGGGACGTTGACATGGACCTTGGCGTCTATGCCAGTTCCCTCCAGGCCGTGGTCGAGCACGTCGCCGTTGCTGTCCTTGATCGTGAGATGGTCAATGCCACCCAGCGCGGTGAGGTCGGCCTTGAGCCTGGCAGGCAGATCGAAGCCATAGACCGGCTGATCGCTCAGCTCGCCGCCAGCCCAGACGATTGGAAGGATGTAATGAGTCGCCATGTCTTACGCCAACTGCAAAATGCCTTGAGCATTCCACTGAATGGTGAAGTTGGTTCCATCATGAGTGACCGCGCCAGCGAACTCGACGTAGGCGATAGGGACGTGATCTGTGTCATCAGTAACAAACTTGTAGACAAGCACACCAACCGTTGTCCTAGTGCCCACACCAAGGGCAGTCCACGTCACATCGGCAGCGTCGAACTCGGCTCTATCGTTGGCGTCGTCTCGGTTGACTGCCTCACTCGCCAACGCTTTGTCAACATAGTTGGCTCCATCACACACATCAATTGTGGTGAAGTCGTCAAGGAATGCTGTGACATCCTCCTCGGTATCACAGGTGGTGTTACTCATCACCAACCTGAGCCGAATATCATCAGCATTCAGGTCTACCTCACCTGCAGCACTCGCACGTTTGAACTCGTTATAAACTACACTTGCCATAACACTACCTCAACTTTCCTAACACAGGGTTATCGGTTCTGACCTTTTCCTCTGCCGCCACCTTTACCTTTACCAGGCCCACCAGCAGGGCACGATTTCTTGTTCTTGTTTCGTCGACCACCACCTGGCTGTCCAACACCTTTACCACTACCATCACGTAGAGGCTTTCTCATCTTATCAACTCCTTAATGTCAATAAGTTTGTCATCGAGCTTTTCAACTCCAACGCTGAGTCGGTCAAGCCTCTTGATTATAGTTTGTTGCCTTGCCTCTGTAGCGATGCTACGTTCATTCGCACTCACAGCAGCAGCACCTATAACAGAAAGTGCAAGGCTTACAACTAGGACAAGTATCCAGAAAGACTTGTTGCCGTTCTCCTTTGCCTGCACCATAATTCTCATTCATGTAAGAGGAACTTCTGGGTTAATAGCTGTTGCCATCCTGTGGAAGCCCCTGCCCCTGCTATCCCATGACAACGAGTGATAACGACGGTCTCGCACGAGGCTCTCAGCAAACCTAGACATAAACACATCTCTATGCCATGTCGCGGCGTCCTCAAGTTCACCTAGCTGAAGAAGGCACTCATGAACCGCTAAGGGAATGATGAGGTGGTCCTTCTCATTGAGATCACTTGTGTCAGTACCAGACAAGTTCTCAGGATAGATACCACACCTCATCCTGAGGGTTTTGATAGCATCTGGGACTCGCCACAGCAAGATGTGATCTGCGTAGAGCACAAAGGTGGATGGCGTGCCTGTTCTGTTCTCAGGATACGCACACGCCTTATCGAACTCCTCTGGAGCGCTCCCTGTAAGCACCCTTGAGGATGAGCCGTCTATCCAGCTAACCGAATAGAGTTCTTTCATCCTTGTGGGAAGCTCGTATCGCATTTGGTCAACAGCAGAGGGAGTCTCATAGATGAGTTTCATCTCTTGCCAGGTGCGCATCTCTGCGAGGCGTCGTTGAGCCACGTTAATAGCGTCAACGACCCTCGCATCTGAGAACGCAGCAACTTCCCTAGAGATGCTGTTACGAACATTGGTTGTTAAGTCAGTGAGGTTCATTTTTGTTCATTTCTTGAACATCAGTGCCAAGTGCCTAAAGCAACAAAGTTTACCTCTCCAACATCGACATCATCGGCCACTTCGTCACCACCTACAGGTTGATGCTCAAGAGCATCTATGACAAACCACGGCATCGACAACGTGACGATAGCGTTGGTGTTGTTGGTAAGGACATGGTTAAGGGCAGGTGTCCACACACCAACAGTGTTAGCCGCTGTGCCAGCTGGACCTTCCCACACACCTTCCTCATTGCCTGCACTTGCTTCTTCACCAACGAACTGAGTTCCAAGGCCAGGCACTACGATACCACTATACTTACCTGACGATGTGAAGTGGTAAGCCTCACTCGACAACGCCAAGTCACCATCACCAATACACCTCGACGCAGCCAAAGCGGTGTGCTTGATATATGTGACAGCCACTTTTGTATCTGCATCCGTAGCATGGAAGTCAATCTTGGTTGACACTGTCTCTGTGATGTCAACAACACAACCCTTAGCTGCCGTGGGCTGCTCACCCACAGGGTCAGTGACAGTCATAATGTTGCCATCTGTTGTGTCGTAGATGCTCTGGATAGCACATGCACGGTTAGCAAGAGCCACAGGCGTCGCTGATGCTGTGATCTCCTCATCTATGACTCTGTTACCCTCTATGAAGGGGCCGCTTGTCTGCAGTGGAATATACGTGACCTTAGCCACGGTCACCACATCTGTCGAGACAAAAGTGAGTCCGCCAGTCAACAGGTTAACAGCACATTCCTTCGTCAAGGGAGTCTTCCCAGTAGGAATGATGTTGTAGGCACCAGGCGTAGTCGCCGTGGTAGCCTGAATCGCCACGATATAGAAGGGCACATGAGCCAACGTACCCACATTCGACGCACACGTCACAACCTCTTCCACAACAAGGAGAGGCTTTCTCACCGTATTGAAGGCATGGAAACACTTATCGGTGGCGTTCCACCTAACAGCATAGCCATTATCACTCACACCATCAGCGATAACCCTCTTAACGGCCTTGAAGTACTTTGTGATGTCAGTGATCTCTGCTCCTGTCTGATTGTAGTTCGTGACATCACACTTACCAACCAACATCGAAAGGTCACGCCCAAGACGTGCAACTCTCGGCAGGTCAAGAGTAGTCGTTGAAGCGTATGCAGCCATAACACTATCCTTCCTAAAAGGGAGAGAGCCCTTTCAAGCCCTCTCCCATAAGTTACCTACGGGGCGAGACGAAGATACACAAGCGAATAGGCAGCCGCAGCACTCACTCTCATCACATCACCGACGATGTGCTCGACATCAGTGTCAGCAGGCTGCACACCTCCATTAGTGCCATCACCAACAGCTGCGTGCTCGCCTATCACCAACGTGCCTTCTGTGATGATAGGACACGGACCCCATGTCTGGAGCCAGCAATAGTAGTCAGCTGTCACATCCACAACGGATGCACCAACCACGTGGGCAGTAGGCACCGCCGGATGGATAATGACATCCTTGTAGGGGTTCATCACCAACGCAACCGTCTCCTGGGCAGCCGTGAGGGCTTCCACAAGAGGATCGTAAAGCGTCACCACGAAGTCAGCGTTGACTGCAGCGGCGGTGTTCTGCTTCACAACATACATGTGACCGAAGTTATCAGTACCTGCATCGATCCACATATAACCACCACGATACATATTGACAGTCACCGCCGTCGAGGCTCCGTTCGTCACAGTCACCTCTGTCACACCTGCCACAGCCGTAGCCACAGCAAGCGTGAGGTGATCTGCGGCAGGCACAGGTGACTGATTCAAGGAACCAGCCACGAGTGCCGTCCCGCCTGCCTCAGTATAGTGAAACGTCCGTTCACCAAGCTGAAGCCGACGCCCAAGCGGCAACTTCTGCGTCGAGGAGATCTCATAGATACCCTGTGGGGGCATCGTCAACGGACCCAACATACCTTGAGTAGTTTTACTCATCTTCCAGTCCTTTCGTCACAATCGTGACTCTCTAAGCACCAATGTTGAAGATTCGGCCATTCTTGGCAGGATTGTTGATACACAGGTTACACGCGGTCAGGTTGTGAGCAACCTTATCACCAGGCTGGTCAACGATAGGGAGCCAGTCACCAAGAGAGAAGTGAACACCTGGATCGGTGAGGAACTGAAGGGTAGAGGTATTGAGCATGAACATCGCATAGTCAGGACACTGAGGACTCCAGGTAATTGGTACACCCTTAAACGACAGGTCACCAAAGCCTAAGTCCATCATACCCTTATCGGGCATAGCGATCCGCCCAATCTCGAAGCACTCAGCGTTATAGGCTTCGTGCACTGCTTGACTGCATATGATGATGTCGGGGAACCGCTGGCTGCCCTGGAGCTTGCCGCAGTCATTCCACATGCTCAACATACGAGGCAGGAGATAAGGAGAGATTTCGAGGCCAGTCATGTCGTTATACTGACTTCTCCACCATGAGTAGGTAGCACGATTGAGGTCGCCGATTGTTCCTGTCGTAGGGTCTTCAGGAACAAGGTTGCCAAGACCGTTAAGCGCCTTACCGTCGTCACCTGTTGCGTCACCAAACAACAGTTCTTCGAGGCGGTCAACAAGGGAATCCTTCAACACATCGAGGTCATGATTGACCTTCTTGATCCACTGAGACTTACCCTTGTTCTGTTGGTCGTCAACCATGTAGCGGAAGAGGTGACCCCAAAGATACTTCCACTCATACTTCGCTGCCGTGAGGGTATCATCATGCGTAAGGGTCACATTCTGGCCCTTGCTGATGAACTGAATCGACGTGTTCTTACCATAGTTGATAGGAACCTCGATATACTTGCCACCACTCTGACTATCCATCCGACCTTGCTTGGTCATCTGATAGTAGAAAGGTGTTACCTCGAAGATCGCGTCGATGATCTTTTTCTTCCTGATTTGCCATGTAGCAAGATACAGGGTATCTATTGAGTCGGAACGGGTTGGAACAGCCATCATCTAACTCCTACTTACCAAAAGCCTTTTTCCATGCTAGATTGCCTGCCTCTTCAGGTGAGAGGTCTTTATGCTCTTTCAACCCTGAGGGCAAGCTACCTTTCTCGAACTCAGCATCTAACTCACGCTTTTTCTTAACGTCGTTCTGTTCTTCTTGTTCCTTATCAGAGGCCATCTTCTCAAGCTTAAACTGTCTAAACACCTGTTCCATGTTCCATCCAGGGTTGCCGTTAGCGATACCTTGAAGGAGCTCTTGGCTCTTCTTGTCATTAAGAGCATCATCGAGCTCTGGATGTTTGATAACAGCGAGCTGAAGGTCAACAGCAGCCATCTTCCTAGCGATGCCTGCCTTTAGCTGTCCAAACTCGCCAGCAACAGAGTCCTTAACTTCCTTCAGATCAGCACGAGACATACCCTTGATGCGAGCGGCAAGCTCGGTGCTTGACAACATATCAAGATCCTCGTGTTCATCATCTTCAGCCTTAGGGGGCTTTTCTTCCTTGCCCTGCCTCTTACTATTGAGATACTCAATATACTCAGGAGAAGTCAACCTGCTGTTGAGATCGTCGACCTGCTTCTCCAAACCAGTCTTTGAGCCCTCAAGTTCCTCTACCTGTTTCTTAAGAACCTCACTCTCTTCATCAGGAGGCGTTCCTTTCTCTTCCTCCTCATCCTCTTGCTCTTCACTATCGAGATTCTCATCTTCATCAACTTGCTCTTCATCAAACATCTTCGTTCTCCTCTAAGATTCCTTGTGCTTCAACTGCCATTAGATTAGCCTGTTGTGCCTCTCTTGCCGCCTTATCACGCTTAGCTGTCTTTGCTCTTATAGCACCTAGGTAGCGTCGATGCTCACGTCTCATGTACTTGATAATGAGGGCGAAGTCACCTGACGACAACGTCCTATCACCTTTGAACTCAATCTTAGGGCCACCTTCATCAGTGACGTCGATCGACACCAACGAATGCCTCGTCGCATCCAACTTCTTGCTTCCTGCATTCTTCTCTGAGCTGTCTTCTGTCATGGATATACCTCGGTTCGGGGAGGTTCTCGAACATCCTGGGCTTAAAGATAAGGAGTTGAGGAGCACACACCTGTTGCTTGAGCACTCCTCCACATTGTGGGCACCTTTGCTTACGTCGATTCTTAATAGCACAGATACGACTTCCATCTAAACCGCACTGACCACACTTAAAGTCGTAGAGAGGCATCACCTGGCTCCCATCATGCCACCAACCGCTGACATATTCTGTTGACGCTGTTGCATAAGCTGTTGCGGGTTACCCGCCAGCTGGCCTTGCTGTTGAGTAAACTCGCCCTCTGATACAGGTGTCCCCTGGGGGTTAGCCATCGGGAGGATCTCCATAGCATTCGACCACTCGAATTCCTGCAAGAGCATCCTCATGAGGGCATCGACATTCACCCTGGGGTTCTTTGCGAGGGTTTGGAGGAGGGCAACCATCTCTTGCTTTCTACCTTCCTTTGACACTGGCCCAAGGGTGTCTGCGTCGACCTTAATGTCATACTCACCCCGGAGTTCCTGGCCTGTGTACTTAACCCAATGCCTAGCGCCCTCCATACCTACCACCTGCACAACTCTCTCCATATCCCAGAACTTAAAGCATATCTGGTTCACCTTACGCATCACCTGTGTTAGAGCGGTGGCTACAGCGTCACGCTTCTCATCCATTCTAAGCTGACTGCCCTGATGGATGATAGATGACTTTGTTGCTGTCATGCGATCTTGGCTATAGCCCTCACTACCAAGCTCTTGACGTGCGAGGCCTGTGATCTCTCGTGCATCCTCTCTGATGATGTTGACCCACTGAATAAGATCGTTGGGGATGCCCACCTGCATCTGGTCAACAACCTCTCTTGGTGATCCCTCTACCTCTATAAAGGGTGCAATCGAGTCATCAAGAAGCCTCGCTTTTTGCTCATCATCTATAGCACCCTTCTGCACCAACAACTTCACAAGAGCAAGCCTTCGATGATACATAGCTTGCGTGCGAGCTTCATTCAGCTCTAACTGCTGGGGTTCGACGATCTTGACATCCGATGAACACCAGAAGTACTCGGGGTCCTCATTGAAACACATATCAACAAAAGGAAGACCCTCTATCTGGAGAGCATCCTCTATCGGCCCTCGAATAAACTTATCATGCCCATGCACCATAACTGACACATCCCCGAACTTCATGTCATGTAGTTCATGCAACTCAACTAAGGCGTCATCTTCGTCTTCCTGATCCATGTCTTGAATGATGCGGTTCTTTGCCTCCAGCTTTCTCAGCACATCATAATGTGAGCCCGTCAGGTCAGCTACGTTCTTATACTTTGAGTCGGCCTTCACGTCGGCGAGGTGACGCAACACAATGTGATCGACCCACCTACAATCACAGAGGTCTTTCACACCCGGCGGGATGAGGAACATATCAGGGTCAAGAGCCACCACCCAAGGCATACCCTTTTTGATGTTTGCCCTATACTCAATAAGCTCGTCGCCGTCCTTACGAGTATCAAGAGACTTCGCCAGGAGATCTTCCTCATCATGCATGTAGCCAAACTGACTATCATAACCTACCTTTAGCATGGTACGTCCACATAGGTAGGTGTGGAGAACAGCTGTTTTGAACTGCCTCTTGAGGCCCATCTCTTGGATAAGCCAGTTATCCATGCCCTCGACCATCTTTGCCCTTGCATAGGAGGTTCGGTTGTCTCGTGGAGACACAACTATATAAGGGCTACGGAAGTAAGTGCTACCTATGACCGTGCGAGCGAAGGGGAAGATGAGGTTATAAGGTAATACAGTCTTCTCACCATCGGGGTCCTTAGCGTAGCCTGGAAAAACACCCCTATAGTAATCACGATAGGAAGGCCAGTTGTTTGAATCACTGAACCGCCTCTTAAAGTCGACGGCCTTGTCAATCATCTGTTCCCATGCTTCTACATTAGGTCTTGCCATCACTTACGCCCCTTTATAGCATCTGCCAAGGGAGACTTCTCATGTCTTTCACCCACATGCATCTTCTTACCCTGATAGCAGACCTTCACATGCTGACCCTTCTGGAGGTTCATCTTCTTACCCATAGAGGATGAAGAGGTGATCGTTCTCACCTTGCCACCACCACTAACACATTTCTCAAATGCTTTAGGCATTATGGGCCTTCTGTGTAGGCGACATAGAGGACAGCATTAGTGCCAGCGAGCGTGGCGTGGAGGCTATCCTTGAACTCAATAGGCGTGGGGAAAGTCATCTCGACGCTGTCGTCGCCTGCGGCAGTCTGTGTCTTTATGAAGGCTGACCACAGCTCTGTTCCACCTGTGCCACCATTCTTGAACAACACACTCGACGCCGTCGAGCCACCCTTCAGTGAGAACCCATGTAGGAATGCTCTTCCTGTAGTCACTGCCGCCGTCGACGCCATCTTTTTAGCTTTGCACGCTGTCATTATACCCACCCTTTCATTAGTGAGGGGGTCGACCTAGGAAGGTCGATGTATCAGTTAAGTAATGAGGCGAGAGTTCGACGCCCCAGCATGGCAGGAAACGGTAGCCTTGTTGGCTTCATGCAAGGCAAGGTCTTCATTATCTCAGTCAGGTTTGTAGTCATATAAGGACGCTTTACCTTCTCTTCAACAGGCTTAGGCAAGCGGAACTTGAAGTTCTTATCAACATGATAAGCCAGGGCGTCGATGACGTCATCTGTGGTGCCCCTTGGAAACGCAAAAAGCTCACTCTCAAGGACACTCATGCCCTTCCTAAGGTGCAAGAGGCGGTTCTCAGCTATAGGAGCCAGCCTCATGATCCTTGCCTCTTTACTGCGACCCTTACTCTTGACGCTCTCCACAGTCCTATACTGGCCCTCTTTCTCTAAGGCAACCTTGAAGGCGGCGACCATGTTAGCATACCTGTCAGTCTCAATCCTAATAATCGAGGCATCATCCTTCTTGGCCACCTCGATGGCTATGTTGATGATCTCCATCTCTGTGAAACGCCCTCGCCTCACTGTCCTCACATAGAGGCCCTTCTCACTATGTTTGCAACTGACGACTGCACAGTAGTCTTGAGAGGACTTACCTGTAGGGGGGTCAGCAGGATCAATAGTGACTATAGTGATACCATCCTCAGGTAAGTCCTTTTCCTCATAGTAGGAGAGCCACTCCGGGCGGAACTTCATGAACTCCGTCGAGAGAGGATCATTCAGGTAAAGGGCATTATACATAAAGGTGCCGAGGCCAGCCTTGATGCTTCCAAGAGACTCAAGAGAGAACCTCATATAAGAGGGCTTACCCTCAGGGTCAACCGCAGGTGTGTCGAGAACCTTAAACCTCCCACCCTTTTCCTCAACCTCATTCTCTAAGATGTAGTTAATGAGGTCATAGGAAGCCCACCGCGTTCCTATGCAAATGCGTTGCCCCGAGTCGAAGTCAACAAGCAAGGGAATGGTGAGGCGATGAAAGTTGATAGCTTTCTCGATCTCAGTGCGTGAAGGCATTAACTCGGTTCCACTTAGCTCGTCCTTTTTGGGTGCGACCGAGTCGTCCTCGATAATCACGTCATAATGGCGTCGAATGATATTGGTACCGATGCCTGCGGCCTCGAACGTGCACTCAGGCAAGCCTATCGCCGTGCGCCTAAGCGAGGCTCTCTCGTCTGTCCACTTGACACTTTTACTGTTGT